GTCGTATGAGACCGGGAAGTACGCGATCCTGAAGGACGGGAACTTCCAGCTCACGATGGCTCGCGTGCTCGCGTCGAACTTCGACGAGGTCCTGGTCACGGTCCCGAACGACTCGACGGATCTTGACGAAGTTCTACTTCGGTTCAAGGGTCACGATCGAATCTCGTTCATCGAAGTTCAGTACGGCGCGAACGCTGTCGAGACCCGTGAGATCTTCTGGGACGATCGGTCGCTGCTTCACGTTGTCGACTTCTACGATGTGCTGATCACGGACATCACTGGGTACCCTGGCAAGAAGCCGGTCGTGTACAACTTCAACATCACGAAGCTCCCAGAGCTCGATCGGCCGTACATCGATCGATTCTTCGAGACCGACCTGAAGTCGATCGAGCAATCGCTGTTCACAACGGTGCTGAACCCTCGGCAGCGCGAGTACATCCTCGAAGTCCGTCCGGACCTGCTGAGCAAGGTCGTTGTGAACACGAAGTGCGCGCACGTCGATCTTCTGCCGATGGTACAAGAATCTGCCGAAGGCGGACCGTTCAATGTTCGCTCGATCTTCTGGCCGTTCCGAATCTCTGACAAGGCGTACCAGTTCGAGCAGTTCATCGAGGCGTTCGAAGCGCAAGGTCTTCAGGATCAGTTCTCTGTGATCTGCACTGATCCGAACGATACTCTGAAGATCAAGAAGCCGTATCTTTCGAAAGTGAAGTTCACGAAGGACGAGTACTATTCGGTTCTGCAGTGCCGACCGATCATCGTGATGCTTGATGACATCGACACAGTGCTTCATCCTGGTACGATCGAGTTCTTCGCGTACAACTGCCCGGTGATCACGTTCGAAGCGGAGCTGATTCCGAACCCGAACGCGATTCAGAACCTCACCGAGCTCGGCTTCCGACTGAAGAACCTGGTGTACAATACACCTCAGGCAGCCGAATGGCTTGTCAGCTGGTTCCTGTACAAGCAGGGCGAAGTCGACTCGTACTACAACAAGGACTACATCAGTGTCACTCAGAACTAAGTTCATCGTGTTCGACGGCATGGACAACTGTGGCAAGAGCACGTTGATCTCTGACCTCGTTCGAGACATGTGGCCGCACACGAAGGAAGTGAAGTTCCCGAAGACGATGCCGTCCGGCGCGCTGCTTCGAATGAACACTGAGAAGGACTTCGAGATCCTGTTCACGATGTTCGAGCTTCTCGATCCGACGAAGACGTACCTCCTCGATCGGTTCATCGTCTCGAATCTCGTGTACGACAAGATCCTGCGCGGCGAAGATGTCGAGCTCTCGCATCGGTACCACGAGGAGTTCAAGCGACGGTTCAAGGTTCTCGAGATCTTCGTGACTCGTCCGCACATTGGCGAAGCGTTCGTTGACGATCGAATCAAGCTCACGAAGGACCAGTTCAACGCTGGCATCGAGGAGTACAAGAAGTACGGACCGAACTATAAGATCCTACTTCGCGACGGAGCCGATCAGCCATCGACTGAGACGACCGAGCGAGCGAAGGTGATCGCGAAGTGCGTGAACTTCATTCACGATCGCGCATAATACAGCATTAGGTGCTGAATAAGAATCGAGGGCTCCAGTGGGGCCCTCTTTGCTTTAGAGCTGCTTTCCGTTCACATAGAGCTTCGACACTGGGTTCTTCACGATTCGATCTGACTGCTCGGCGAACACTCCGTGCTTCACCTGATCGGCGAGCTCCTTCGTGATGTCACGCGAGCGCATCCCACCTGTCGGGAAGAAGTGAACTGGGATCGGATGATCGCCGAGCACTCGCTGAATCATTCGCATCCGTCCACGACCCTCGTGTCCAGTGATCTTCGGAAGTGTCTTCCCATCTGGATCGAACTTGATCGAGAAGAACGGAATCCCGATCGCGTACCCTTCGTCCATGAACTTCTCGAGGTCCTTCGAAGTCCCTTCTTGAGAACCTTCGTCGTCAAGGGCAATCGACAAGAACGTGCTCGGCTTCATGAACCCGATGAACCCCATGTAGTTCACGTTTGCGTTGTTCGGAACAGAGCCGAACCCCTTCGAGCCAGAGAACGTGATCTTCCCGATCTTGTACTCTTCTTCGGCTACAGCCGGTGACCACGCCGGCGCGTCATCGATGATCTTCGCGTAGATCTCGCGCTCGGCAAGGAACTGCTTGAACGTGATCACTTCTGAGCCTTCAGATTGAAGCCGCCGATGACCTTCCCGTCTTCATCGTACGCAACGATTCGATCAACGGTACCGCCACCATGGGTATCGCGCTTGAACAAGACAGCACCCTTCTCGCGCATCTGGTCCTTCCAAGTCTTCTGGCCAGGGACCATCCCCTCGTCAACTTTTGCGTACTTCCCAAGACCTTCGCGCTTCGCGATCTCGTTGACAGCGCGTTCCTTCTCGTACATGGCTTGACGAAGAGACAGTCCGTTGTACTTCGAACGACCGTCAACGCGAAGAACGTACTGGTACCCGTCGTCACCACCTTCTTGCTTGTACGTGACACGACCCCAAGTACCCTTGCCGTACTTCTTCTCGTACTCAGCCATGTCCTTCTTGCGCTTCTCAGCAGCGTACTTGCTGGCTTCAGACTTCCGCTTCGGTGCGTCGGCCTTGTGCTTCGCACGAGACTTCTCTTCGCGTTCGATCTTGGCAACAGCCTTCGCAGCCGCAGCTTCGAGGTCGGCCTTGTCAACACCCTTGAACACGAGCGACTGAGGACGATTGTCAAGAAGCTTCAGAGCAGCACGAGGGTTGTTGTCAAGCTGAAGGCCAGACTTCATGTAGATCGAGACGCCCTTCTTGCCGATGAATGCCTTGTACACATCGTACACAGCGCGAATGATCGGGCCGGACTTTGATGAAGCGGTGACTGCGTACCCAGAGCCGTGCTCGGTTACCGAGAGTGAGCCAGCAGCTTGTTCTTCAAAGAGTTCTGAGACCTTCATTTGATTCCCCGTTGTTCAGAGATACTTATATGAGAATGGGACCCGAAGGTCCCATTGTTCAGCTCGGTGTGAGCTTAGATCGATGCTGAAGTCGCCACAACACGGATTGGGATGTAGATGAATTCTGCAGCACGCGTTGGCTTGATCGCAACGTCGAGGTACATCTCGTTCCGGTCGATCCGGTCTGGAGTGTTGTTCGTCTCATCGCAGTACGTAGCGAAGTCGGTCAGACCACGCTTCGTGAGCATGTCAGACAGAACGCCGTCAGCCGAAGCCTTCAGGTTGTCGCGAGTGATCTGGTCATTCGGTTGGAACACGAACGGCAGGGCACCCTTGCGAAGCGTGCGGCGGAGGTACATCACGCCACGAACCACATTGATCCGGTCCATTGCCGAAGCAGCTGGAGCCGAAGTCTTCTGACCCCAGACGAGGATGCCACGACCTGGGTAGAACACGATTGGGTTGATGTTCGTGTAGTACTCGTACAGGGCATCACGTTGACCAGCGTTCAGGGCGACAGCCACGTACCCGATGTCGGAGACGCCGAATGTCAGACCATTCGCCACGCCGGCTGGAGCTTCCCAGACGTACGACTGATTGTCGCTGTAAGCGATCGTGCGAAGAGCCACGCCAGACGGAGCGCCAAGGACGTTCCGACCGTCGAGGTTCGACTGAACTGCCCATGGGTAGTAGTACGCCACGGTGTTCTTCGATTGACGAGCTGAAGTCAGAGCCCACTGAGCAGTTTGATCTGGGTTCAGGTTCACTGGAGTATCGGCGAGCACGAATGCTTCTTCGAACACGTCAGACGACAGAGCCACGAGCTCATCAGCGCACTCGAAGTACCCTGGGCACAGGATCAGGTTGTACTCGTACGACTCAGAGCGAACGTCAACGTTCGAGTTGATCGCTGCTTGCAGGGCGGTCACGATCGTGACGCGACGCTGAGCGTCAGAAGTACCGAGCGGTGACGACACGGTCACTGAAGTAGCGGTCACGGTGAACTCGTCGCCAGCGGCGAACGGAGTTGAGCCAGCGACGATCGTGAAGTTCAGACGGTTGTCATCGAATGGCGAGCCAACGACGCCGGAGCCAGCTG